GACGGCCACCCCTTCGGGGTGTCATGCCGCCCCCGCCAGTTGGATATGGCGGTGGACGGGTTAGTGCGGTCCTGACGGAACATTACGAACCGCCTATCAGGCTGTTATGCGGTTGACGTACCCGTTTATCATCACCACGTTCGCGGCAGCGGCAAACGCCTTGACCACCAGGCCGTTCTGCAACAGCAGCCCTGGGCACACCAGCACCCAACCTGCCTCGGCGGTGATAGTGACTTCGGTCAGGTCGTCAGGCGAAGCAACCCCGCCGTACTCGATGGTCAGTTTCCTGTCCGATGAGTCGGTGTTGCACGCGTACAGCCAGATCTCGTCCATGTCGGACGTGCCCGACACTGCCGTGTGGATGGTCGTCCCCGCTGTCGAAGTCGGGACCACCTTGATGTTCCTGCCGTTAGCTGCAGTTCCGCTGAGAAGCTGCTTGGAATATGTTGCCATGTTGCCTTTCCTTAGTTGAACACAGAGTGACCGATGACACCGTTGGAGTCATCGGCAGTAGTGAGCGTCCCACTGGCGTTCGGCAGGTAAACCGCCCGATCAGCCGTAGGGTCTGTCGCATACAGGAATGTTTCGTGGGCGTCCGCGGTGGACCCCTCGAACGCGATGTAGAGGTTGTTCGGCAGGTAAACACCCAAACTAGCCGTCAACAACTGGTTCACCAGCAGCGTGCCAGATACCGTTGTGAGGCTACCAGACGTGGACAACGTGGGGGTCGTTGTCGCCCACGAGATCACGTCGGTGAAGTTCTGATTCATGTCACCGGCCACAATGGTGGTGCCCGCCGAATATGTGTTAGTCACAGCCAGATCGGCCATTTAACGAAGCCTCCTCGGCGAGTATGTGAACGCCACAGCGTTCACCTCCCAGGTGTTGTTGGTGGTTGGGCCGTTGACCTTCATGCTTACTGACATTCCCGTCCCAAGCGTAGGCAGGCGAGAGACGCCCGCTATGTCCGCAGCCGAGATGGCATCCCACTCTGCGTATTCGACCGAATCGGGGTCAGAATCGTCCCATTCGGCCGTATCCCACAAGGACGTTGAGACCTTCCCGAGGATGTTCACGTTGAACGAGTTGGTCGCTGCCGACTTGTCATAGTTCTTGTAAACCTCGCAAGGCAACGTGATTGTCGCTTCAGCGAGGGTAATCATCCGAGGTTTACCCCATCGCTTGTTGACGATGGGGTTCTTACCCGCAAGCCATCTGGTGACAAAATACGACGAGATGTGAACTTCCGTTGATCCCGTGTACCTGTCGGACGTGCGGTTCTGTTCGTCTTCCAAGTCGACAACAGAGCCCGTATTCGCCACGCACCCCGCGTAGATCGTCGCCCTGGCGGTCGGAGGACGGTACGCGAGCAGCGGCCCAGCGTCGATGTCCGTCGTAACCCAGGCTCCCATCTCCCCGAGCGTCGGATCGTAGATCAGCGTTCGGCGTGTGGTAGCACCGTCCTCGGTCCAGTCGATGCTCACATACAGCTTGTTGCGCCCCCAGGCCAGCTGCGGGGGGTTCGTGAACGTGATGCGCCCATCGTCGATGGCTGGTTTCAGTTTCTGAAACAACCAGGTGAACTGCTGACCGTTATACAGATATACGCCCTCCCGTTTGTACCAGAAGAACACACCGTTGGGGCTCACCGCTGGTGTCGAGTCTGGGATCATCCCCACCGACTGTGACTGCGGAACCACCTGAAACGAGTCGGAATCGTATCCGAACACGGCGTAGGTGCTGTTTCCCTTGAACACCAGGAGTCGATCGCCGAACGGTGCGAGCCCCGTGATCGCATCACCGTTCTCTCCCAGGTCGATGTCAACGTAGTCGTCGTCAACAGTAGGTTTACCGAGAGTAGCGTCAGCTGCGGTTCCCCACTTTTCGGGTTCGTTCAGGTTCGACCAGCGCAGCCTCGAAGGGTGAGCGGTGGCCGATTCGTAGGTGTGTGCCACCCACGCGAAGTTGTTCCAGAACTCCACATACTTGGCTTGCGGCATGTTCCCTGAAGATCCGTCGAAAGTGGTGCCCAGGTCGGCGGCCGCACTGCCGTTCCAACTGAACGAAGGCTTGTCATACGACACCCCGTAAGCGATGTCGTTCATGGTCATCCCGTACACTCTCGAACCGTCGGTTCGCGCTGACATTCCCGTAATCGGTGTAAAGTTGCCTGTTGTCGCGTATGCGACAGCGGTCCCGTGGTTGACCAGAAGCTGGTCGGTTCCAGAATCGGTGTGAAACCCCCAGATGCCCTTCACGTCCGCTGCAAGCGCCGTCGTGTTGAGACGGTCCACTCCGTCTCGTTGTTTGATGCCGCCACGCGGGTCGACGATCACGTTCAACAGGTCGGGTGATTCGTCAGACGCCAGATTGAACTGGTCGCTTCGCAGATTGAGCCCTCCCGTGAAACTTTCTAAAGATTCGACCCTGAAGGATGTTCCCCTCGTTCCCGCTCCTCTAGGCATCCGCTACTCCCACGAATAACGCAGCCGATTCGGGAGAATCACCTGCGACCGCCAACGAGAGGCACTGCGGGAATTGAGAAGAATCGGCTGAGGGGCGGGCATGTCGACGTAACGGTCCTTCAGGTTATCCAGCTCGCCTCGGAACAGAGAGTAGTACTGGGCGGCCATCCCAGGATCCTCCTGCTGCTCGTAAGCACGGGCCAACCCGTAGGTGGCGATCAGCATGTGGAACGGAGACGGCAAATCTGATGGTTCTACATCATCGGCCACTCCAGCTCCGAACGCTGTCGGATCCTTATAGCCGCGAACATTGATCGTTGTAACTGACGTCGGTGTCGGATACAAGCGGACAGTGTCAGCCCAATACGACCACCACCACGGCTCGCCCTGCGACGTCACATCCAACGGATAGACGACGTCACCCTCGTCGCGCCCCACGAACGAGATGACATGATTGTCGGTACGCAGAGCTGCGACCTCGCGGAGACCAGTGGCGACAGAGGCACCGACCGTGGCGAGCGTGTAGTCCTTCGTGTCGGCCACAGTGTTGAACGTGGTCGACACCTCGTAGAACGGCCAACGCTTCTCGTTGTAGACGATCAGGTCGTAGCCTTCGCCGAGGAAACGGTTCAGCGTGTCGTCCGAAATGTCAGACGAGTCGATCAGAGCGACCGATTGGATATACGACCGCATGGTCGAAATATCCATCGCTACTCCTTAGGCGTATGAAAGACGCACAGGTCGCTGCCCGCAGGGGGACGCCCTTTGCAGGGATCCCCGCTGCGGGTCAGCGAACTGCACTTTGACACCTCAGGGACGGTTTCCGTCGGAGCGATCGGGTTCACCCGAGCGACATTACGGCTCGGTCCCACGGTTTGAGGCCGTGGAGTCGAGTCGCGGTAATGGTCGCCGCTGGGCTGACCGTAAGGTCGCTGCCCAGTCTTGTACGCGTCCGCGAAAGCCCGTCCCATCGGTTATCAGGTGGCCGAGTGCATGTAACCCTGGCGTGCACGGTTACTGCAGGTCAGCTCCCCGTAGGAGAGCAGCTGCGAGAAGACCGCATCCTGATTGGTGGGCCGCACGAACGGTGTCGGCTTGAACCAGACATCGCTGTGAGCGACCAGTTGCAGGTACTTGGTGTTAAGGAACATCATTTCCCCGCTGGTGCAAGCCCCGTCGAACGTGACGGGAGCACCCTTGAACAAGAGGTTCTGGAAGCCCTTGTCGGCCACGTCAGTGTCCGTGTAACGGATCTGACCGACCAGGAGAGCCTCGTACGACTCGTACAAGGTTTGCGTGGTGATGATGATCGTCGGCTGGTCGTTACCAACCGACACGGTGTTGTACACAACCGCCATGCCTGCGGCGTCAAGAGCGCCACCCTGGTTGCGTTCATGGGACGCCCAGAACGAGTTACCCGAACCAGTCGGGTCGATCCCGCCGAGCGAAGTGTTGGGCTTGCCAACAATCAGGTCCAGACCAATCCAGTCGTTGCCGCTGTTGCCAGTGCCGTCAGCCCAGAACATGGTGTTCATGTTCTCGATGATCGTTTCCTGCGTCTGGAAGATTTTGCCTTCCAGCAGGTCGATGATCTGAGCTTCACCGTTGTTTTTCGCTTCCTCGATGCCACTGATCGTGACGGTGGCAGCGTACTGCTTCCAGCTGTACTCGGCGGCAGAAATGCCAGTCTGAGCAGTCGTGGAAATAGTGTCGGTGCCCGCGTACGAAGCAGCGGTCGAGTTTGTCCCGTAAATGATCGGGACGACGATAGTCGCTCCACCGCTGATGCGCCGAATCGTCTGACCGTTAGTCAGCGCGTAGAACAAAGGTCGCGCACTGAAAATGTTGTCGGTCAGCTTCGGAATGTAATTCTTCAGCGTCGTGGAGAGAATCTCGTCAAAGTTGCTGTTACCAGCCATATCGACTCACCCCTCTAAGGTTTAGGTGCCTACTTGTTGTTTGGCGAGAGCGAAGGCTTCCCTGAGACTCTGAGGTTTCTTACCCGCTTCGTTGGCGCTGACCACCGACCCCGCCTGAGCGGAACCGCCAGTCTCGACGACATTAGCGTCGCGTTTAGCGTCTGTGACATCACGATCAGATTGAAGTTTCTCCGCCTGAGCGGCAACCTCACTGAAACGCATGTGCGTGTAAGCGGCCTCGAGGTTAGGGATCCGATTCTTCAAAGCATGGTTGTACAGCTCTTGCGAATCGAAATCGCCGTACTTGTCTTTAAGAGAATCGACTTCCTTCTCTAACGCCTGTTGTCTCTGCGCCCGCGCCTGACCAGCAAGCTGAGCCTCCAAATTCGCTATCCGTTGAGTTGTCGGATCGGCATCCTCAGTATCCCAGGACTCTCCCGAAGACCAGTTGTCCTGTTGAGGCGGCACGTTGTCCGTAACTCCAAACGCGTTGTGGAGTGCTGTCAGAGTCCCAGCGGGATCAGCCTCCAAGGCTGAAACGATGGTCTCTGCTTGTTGTAAACGCTGACGTTCGGATGCCAGTTCCTGCGTTTTACGGGTGTAATCCGCTTGACGCTGGTATCCGTCTCGAAGCTCCGACAGGCTGACCTGATGCTCCTCACCGTCGACTTTGACGATGTAGTCGCCTCCAGGTTCTGTTGAAACTTCTCCAGAAACTCCGAGAGTGTCCGCCGAAGCGGGTTCCGTGGTTTCGTTATCGGGCACTTGCCCCTCCTGAGGAATCCGACTGGTTGTTCCTAATAGGTACTGAGGGGTGTCCCAGTCACAGCGCGGGTAGCTCTAAACCCATCTGATTCTGCAACTGTGCCAGCAACTCGGGCGGAATGCCGCCCGTCGGTGCGAACGCCCCCATCTCGGGGGATGATAGCGAAACACCGCCGCCCGCGGGAGGTACGAGCGGCGGCGCGGGAGCCAAAGGCCCCCCTTCAGCAGACGGAAGCTGCTCCGCTTCCGCGGGCGCCATCGGCGTCTGCTGAATAATGAACTTCTGAGGATCTTTAATGTCGAAACCCTGCTCTAAGACGTGCATCGCCAAAGCTGCAGGGTCCACAACCGTGCCGATCAGCGGCCCCAACGCGTTCATCAACGACACTGCCTGCTGTTTGCGGATCGTGTCGTTCTACGGCTGTGTCGAACCGCCCTCCACTTCGAAATCGTA